ATGTATATACATATAACCATAAATATGTATATACATATAACCATAAATATGTATAATTAAATTACTTTTACATTCAAAGTATTTTATTAGTTTTAATTTAAAAGTAATATAACATAAAAAATATTTATAAAATGAAAACGCTTTCAATACTAAAACTGTTGTATTAATTATCTATTTGTGGTATAATATTAAATGTGTGGTGAGCAACAGTGTGTATCACGTTAGCCACCGCTAACAGAAGGAGAAAAAAATGAAATTAAAAAATTTAAATTTATATAGTGATAATATCACTATTTTCACAGTTGTTTATGATGATGTTTTTCTTGTAAAGTGCAATAGAAGTACTTTTCAAGAGATAAAAAATTCTCATTTTGAAGTTGATAAAATAACCGTGTTTGCGAACAATGATGTACATATTTATAGCTCTAAAAATTATAATGTACGTTTTGTAATGAAGGCATTTGATGCTGGTTTAACAGTATTGAATGCAAAAGCTGAAGAAATCACTAAAGATGATTTCGTTAGTTATTTGAATGATTAGGAGGCGCATTTATGAAAATGAACTCTATATCAATATATCACGGTGACATAGAAATTTATTTCACCGTTGATGGCACAGCATATGCTGTGGAAGTTAAACCAACAGATTATAATTTGTTGATAGATAAAACGGATTTAGAAGTATACGACATCAGCATACGTAGAGATAGGACATACATATTTTTAAAACCCCTACAGAAAAACACAGACATTTTGCTAGATAGAGCAAAAGAAATGTGTTTAAAAATATCGAGTTTGAAGGGCGAGATAAAATATGAACTTAATGGAAAGGGGGGTCGTTAATGGCTATTTTCTACCGTTCCATATTAAAACGAGAATCCATCAATAGATGGGGTAGAATAGGATACAGAGAATATTTAGAGATTGTCCAAACAGATGACATCTCTAAATTTAATTATCATAAAAAGATAAAATTTCGGTTATACACCGAAAATGAAAGAATTTTCATTGATGAAGAAAAACAAACATATTTTGAAAATTGTTTAAAGCTCGTTAAAAATATCAATGAAATTTATTCATTTTCATTAAATTAAAAAGAGTGTGAATGTATGTATAGACTATATGCATATGTAATAAAAAATAAAGTAGGGATAGGGAGTTTAATATCGGATAAAATATATACTGAATTATCCGATATTCCTATTAGTATTAATCATTTAACATCATATGTTCCTATCCCTTCATCAGACTTATTTAAGTTTCTAAATCAGTTAACAATCAAAATAAAAGAAGAATTTGAAAACTTAACTAATTTAGAAACAACTATTTTTTATATTAGTGTGGTAAGAAAAAAATCAAGAGTGATGACATTTCTTGATTTTGAGTATAAAACTTATCCTAATTTAGTAGGTGAAGTAACTTTAGAATTACCTATATTTGCTTGGGATTTAATGTTTACCATAACGGAAGAAATAAAAGATTTCTTCCAAGAAAATTTATGTTAAAGGAGGTGAAGAAAATGTGAATGATATGCAAATTTTTTTAGATAAGAAGTCTTACGATTGCTTAAGAAGAAATAATACCGTTTCATTCCATATGAATGGCTCGTTTTATACTTTAAGTTATAGTAAACGTAAAGATTTATGCTCGTTGTCACGTTATGATGGTGAGGGTAAAAAATACTTTGTGGGTATCTTTGAGTACCCAATTTGTTTAGACTATTTAGAAGAAATAAAACTAAAAGAAAGAAAAAAGGAGATTTAAAATGTTAAAAAAAGAAAATGAAAATTTAAGAAATTTGGACAACCAAAAATTAAAGGAAAATTACAATTTAATAAGACTACCAATTTCGGTAAGAGAAGTGGTAACGGATAATAATAAGTTTTGTACTTATTATACAAAAAACAAAAACAATGATTATTTCATTGTTAAATTTAAAAAGACGAATTTATGCAGACCGCAGGAAAAAGGGCATTATATCTTATACGCTAAATACGATGAGATAAATTTTGCCAGAGAACGCAAAAGAGCGAAAGACAACGATAATGTTTATTTACATAATGTCATTTGGGTGGGACGTGTTGAAGATTACGACATTGATGCTCAAAAAATCGAAGAAATAAAAAAGGCAAATGATAAGGAATTGAGCAAATTCCTAACCGATAACATTGATTTAGATAACCTCCCATTTTAGGAGGTTTTTATGCGAAGAAGAATTAGATTAACAGGCGATGAAAAAGTCCTTTTCGAAAAGTTAAAAAATACAATGTCAAAAAGCAAAGCAAAAGAGTTTCGATATGAAATAAGAGATTATCGAAATTTTATAAAAGAAGCAAACAAAAAAATTGAAAAAGATAAATTCTATAATAATATTAGCAAAGGTTATCGAATGAATACGAAAACCATCGATAACTATGCTATTTTTAAAGATAGATTATCAAGAGTTGAAACATTCGTAAATACTTCTAAAGAAGACTTTATAAATAGATATAAGGATAATTTAGTAAAAAATTTGGGTAACATTTTTAATGTCGATTACTCGGATGTCATTAATAATTTAACGGACGAACAGTTCGCTGAATTATTCAATGATTTTAGCGTATTGTACACTTTATTCACTCCATCACCCAAAGTTGGTGATATTCAAACAACTTTTTCATTATTGTTTGAGAAAAAAGAAGACTTTGAGGAAGTCTTAAAATCATATGCACAAGGTTAAAAACATTTACACAATTGATTTTGAGACTCGGAATTCTAGTATAGATTTATCGAATAATGAAACAAGCGTTTGGTTGTGGGATATCTGCTCTTGTGATACTTTCAAGCATCGCTATGGCACCACTTTAGACGGTTTATTCCGCTTTGTGTTCGATGAAATAAAAGAGGATGTCATCTACTATTTTCATAACTTAAAATTTGATGGCTCCTTTTTAATTTCATATTTACTAACAAACGGGTACATATGGTCGGATAAACCATTTAAAGAAATAAAACCCTATTATTTTAATTCTCTAATCGATAGTAGAAAGCAATTTTTTTCTATTACAATTAGAAACAAGTATAATAGTAAAATTGAAATTAGGGATAGTCAGAAAAAAATTGCTTCATCTGTCGCTGAAATTGCTAAATCGTGGCAGTTGCCTATATTAAAAGGTGAGATAGACTATAAAATGCATCGTCCAGTTGGTTATATTCCAACAAATGATGAGATAGAATATATTAAACATGATACCGAGATTATGGCTCGCGTTTTGAAAGAGTTCCACAAGGAGGGTATGTCATCCCTAACTTCAGCAAGTGACAGTTTCAAAGCATATAAAAAGACAATGACAAATAAAACATTTGCTGAGTTATTTCCTGTGCTGGATAAAGATATTGATGACTATATCAGAAAATCATATTTGGGTGGTTTATGTATCGTAAATAAAAAATATAAAAATATTCTGCTATATAACTGTAAATGTTATGATAAAAACTCTATGTATCCATCCAAAATGGAGAAAGAATTATTTGCGTATGGTGTTCCTATTAAAGGGGATGGTAAATACATAGAAAATAAAAAATATCCAGTGTATATCCAACACATCAAATGCCAAATTAAGTTAAAGGATAACCATATCCCTTGTTTGATGTTAAAACGTTTTTTGCAACTGAAAAATGAATATATAGAAGATACAGGAGATGAAATTATCGAACTATACCTCACTATGGTGGATATGAAAATTCTATTTGATGCGTACGATATTCAGTATATTGAATTTATAGACTATTTAATGTTTAGAGGTTCCACGAAACTTTTTACCGAGTTTATTGACACAAACTACCTCTTAAAACAAAATAGTGAGGGTGCAAAACGGCTACTAGCTAAACTTCGTTTAAATTCATTTTATGGTAAATGGGCAACAAACCCCGTGCATTATGTAATAGAACCCTATCTTGATAGCAAGGGTATATTATGTTTTAAGTCAATTAATAAAATAGTTGACGAACCAATATATACAATTAATGCATCGTTAACAACCGCATATTCGCGTTATGATTTATATATTAATATACAAAATAACTACGATAATTTTGTGTATTGTGATACTGACTCGATTACAACGGTTGGAGATGCGGTAGGTTTAGAAGTGGATAAAAAGAAACTCGGTGCTTGGGATTTGGAAAAAGAATATAAACTTTTCAAAGTAATTGCCCAAAAAACATATTATGGTGTGTTAAATGATGATAGCGTATTGATAAAAGCGTGTGGTGCACCCAATGAAGTTAAAAAACAGATTAACTTAGATAACTTTAAAATTGGTGAAACATTTACAGGTAAACTACGTCCTGTACGTGTAAAAGGCGGTTTAATTTTAGCAGATACCACTTTTACTTTTAAGGATAGATAAACTCTTTACAAAAATAAAAAAATATGATATAATAAGGATGGTGATAGTATGGATTTAGAAGAGTTACAAAGTAAATATAATGAATTGGCGAATGAAAATAACCGATTAAAAAACGAGAAAAAGGAGTTAGAAGAAAGCGTCGACAAAATAAAAGAAGAACTAAAGAATAAAAAAGATAAATATGTCGATGACTACGATTTTTTAGGAGGAATGGAAAATGATTATTAAACCTATGCGTGATAAAAAGTCAAAAAAGGTCTTAAGCAATGTTGAAATATCCAGAAGAATGTATGCGACATTGTCAACAATGAAAGAAAAAAGCGAACCGTCAGAATATTATGGTATATTTGGTGGTTCTCCCTCGACAGAACAAGAGGTAATGTCATTTTTGAAACAAATTAATGATGAAAAAGATGACAAGGCAGCACAACAGATGATACAGAATTACATACTACCCACAATTATGAAAGGAGTAAAATAATATATGCCAATTACTTTAAACGCCAATAAATTTATTGGTACACTATCAAATTTAATTTGTTATACTTTTTATAAGGATAACTACCATTTAGGTGATAATATTGACGCTTTATTAGAAGCATTTAGAAGTGATGATACCATCAACGGCGACGGTAAACTTGTTTTAACTAGTGATTTACCAGTTGTAAAAGATTTAGTGGTAAATACATCCACTTTGTTAACAAGCGTTCCACCTGAAATACAGGAACAATATATCCCTGTTACAAAATTCAAATATATACAGTTAACAGTAAATCGATATTTAATGCGGGGCGGGTTTGAGGATGAATACGCAATGGCTAATCTTATCTCATATTTACTCAATAATATGCGTATCGCAAAACGTTTGCAATTAAAAACAGATATTGAAACGGTTATCACTAAAATTACAACAAATAACCCAACAACGCAAACCGTCACAGGTTTAGCACGTCCTACAAATACCCCAACAGCCGTTGAATTAAATGCAGTTAGGACATACAATACGAATTTAATCTATCGTACACTTTTAACAGTTATCCAAAAGTTAGGGTTGGGTTACGAACTCAATATAACGGATAAAACAGCTGGTAATGATACATTCAAGGCGTACGAGAGACCTAACAACATTGTATGTTTAATAAACCCCTCAACTATGGCCTCAATGGACGTTGACACACTTGCAACTTTATTAAATTCAAATAAAATTACACAAAAAATTAATGTAAACTTTATTGAAAATGATACAATAACAGACGGTAAAATATTAATAGTATCAAAAGATAAAATTCAATATGGTTATTTCTATCAAGTAGCTACATCGTTCTTTGATGCGTCTAATTTAAATCAACAGGACTTCTTGCATTTTTCGTATTACTGCGACCAAATCGAACGTGCACCAGCGGTTTTAATTGAATGTACTAATTTTCATGTTGAATAGGAGGTGCTACTATGGCACTTCCTTTTTCAATATATTTAGCAAATATACCGTTTTTAAATAAAAATTATTTGATAACGAACGGTAAAGAAGTTAAAGATACTGGCATTTATAATTCTGTTGAAATAAATAACGTAAATTTTATCAATAATATTGCGTATAACCGTAATTATTTGAACGTGGAACCGACCTCTATATCATTCATCATTGATATAGACGACAACTCGTTCTTTAACGTGTTATGGAATAAATACAACGCTGTTTATTTTTCGGACAGCACAGATGAAAATTATCGTATATACAGAATTGAAAAATTAATGTATGTATCTTCAAAAAAAGTGCGTGTTGAGGCAGTAGAAACAATATATAATATAATTAAATCATCTTTTGAAGTTACTTCAAATATTAATGTATCACTGTTAAAATCACATGAGACATTCATAAGATATGGATATGCATATGATAGTATTTTAAACCCATCAGGAAAGGCAAATTTTTCTATAAACGGAGATACCGATTTATATACTCCTATCGGTGAAGAAATTGTGATGCCTTTAACGAGAGGTTTGAAAGCAATAGAGCAAAACTATGGGTTAGAAACCTTAACAAGTTGGCTAAACAATAATGTTAGATTTTGGGTTGTTGTTTATTTGCAACCTGATACGTATAGAGTTGATACAAAATCGGTTGTTTTGGATAAAAGTACATACGAGGGTATGTCGTTACCTTATGCCGTTCTATCTTGTCCGTTTATACCAAATAACGTATATAAATTAATCAATAGAAATACGGGTTTAGAAGATGAAACAATAAGTATTAAAAATTTATTTACTTTCATCAATGCTATCGACCAGTCAAAGATATATACTATCAAATGTTATCCTTATTCTATGTTTATGCGTGCAGGTAATGCGTGGATAGATGATACAAATTTAATTATTAGTAATACAACTTTTGCAAATACATATGGTACAGGTTTAGGTTTCTTTTATGTAAAATATTTAAACGGAAGTTTTATATCCAACCCTATAACAACAGATTTCACAGGTTATCCAAAAATGTGTGACAGTAGTTATACATTTACTAACGATGATTTAGCTACAACTGAAAACCCCTACATAGCAGGTAATACCAATATTCTTGCTATTAACGATTTTATGGGTAATAGAAAAAATTTAAATTTGATATGGTTAGGTAACTACACACAATTACTATTCAAAGTTGTGATGCCACAATTATTAGAAACATCCACGTATTATGTAGATTTTGCACCTAATTCAAGTAATTCGCTTTATAAAAATGTACCATCTAATCAAATGAATTATTTAGTAGGTTCTATGAATTTTAGCCTTTCTTACACGGTGGATGCTCTCAATCGTTTTTTAGGTAGTAATACAAACTGGTACAAATCAAATATGAATACATTAAAAAATAATTTATCTAAAATAATCGTAAAGGGTTTTAGTTCTCTAGGTGGTTCCGCTGAAAAAGCAGTCAGTGAACCAACGTTACTTCAAGCAGCACAAGATGTTAATGCGAGCGCTACGTCATTTAGAACTAACTTGTTAACAGGTGCAATGGACTTTGCTACTGCAAAAAGAAATTTAAATTATCAACTTGAAAACATTGAAAATTCACCTGATGAATTAATACAGGCATCAAGTGATATTATGTTATATAATAGTGTACTAAAACCACGTGTTTATTTAGTGTGGTATTCTGCAACAGAACTACAAAAAGAATTGTTATTGCGTAATTTTTTGTATAGGGGTTTGCATTTAAACAAGTATATTTCTAGTGATAGTGTGAACAAATACATAAATATTACTAGTAATAAATACGATAAAACATATCTAAAATATGTCAAGGGTGATTTTGATTTATACTATAATCAACCAAATCAACCGAAGGATGCTGGTATGTTAGATTACAAACAATTGGATAAATTATCACGGTTATTTAGTGACGGATGTAAATTAGTACGTTATAATACGACTTCTTACACCCTAAATGATAATAATTTCAATGAAAATAACATCCAAAATATAATAGATGAGGAGACATTCAATGGGTAAAAAGAAATATTTAACTTATGAAGAAATGATAAAAAATCAAGGGATACAAATTGAAATGTTGAAAAAAAGATTAGGAAGTTATAAAGTTTTAAGTCAACCGATTAATAGAGACTATACTAACTCCTTAATTGATTTGGATGTACAACAATTCGTATCTCGCTATAAATGGAACGGCCTTCCAAAAAATATCCCAGCGATGTATATTGAAAGAATGTTATATTATAGAGGTTCGTTATGTGGTTTTTTCAACGGGGGTAATTTTTATGTTTTACCGTTCGCAAACAGTGGTGATTTAAATACATTTGGATATCCAACAGAAGTACAACCTGTTGCGGTAAACGGAGAACCGTTTCCTATTAAAGCTCTTGCTACATATCCAAACGGTGAAGTAAATAAAAATGCAAAAGCAGTAATTTTGCATGACAGGAGCCCGCTTCTAAATTCTGGAATGGTTGTACCTCGCATTGTAATACAAAGAGATATTATAGAGTATATGTCAAGTATACTTTCTAAAAGTGAAATTAATTTAATCAATGCTGTGAAAAAACTAATGTACGGTGTTGAGAGCGAGGACCAAGTAGAACAGACAAGAAAAGATATTTACTCGTCCATTAACAGTGACGAACCCGTAATCGTTGCCGTAAACGACGGTAATATGAAAAACTCAATTTTTAACACAGGCATTGAATTAGAGGTCGAAAAAATTATGCAGCTATTCTCTTCTATCAATAACTATCGATGCTATAATATGGGAATCAAAAATAACGGAATGTTTGAAAAAATGGAACGCATCGCAACGGGAGAGTTAACAGGTAACGAGTACCAAACAAACCTTATCCTTGAAACAGGTTTACAACTAAGAAAAGAATGGTTAGAAAATTTAAAAGAAATTTATCCTGAATATAGTAACATATTAAATAAAATTACCGTTGAAATAAACGTTGAACCGTATAAAAATAAGGCACCGAACAATGATATAGAAGATAGTACTTATGCGGAACGTGAAGGAATGACTAGTAAAGGAGGTTTAAACAATGAGTAAAAAATTAACATTTAACTTAGTTGATGTTTATACTGATATCAATACGTTTATTGCTCAAATGACATTAAATGTTAATGAAATGTTAGACGAGGACTACATTTTACCGACTGAATTCGGAGTATACATTTTTACTCCAATTTGGAGGAGGTTTAAAAACAGTAATGCCTGTTTTGAAAACTCGGATGAAGGGATAGCATCCTTTAAGGATAATTTTACAAATCAAATACAAGAGATTGGCTTTGATTTCTTTAGCTGGTGTAAAGCAAATATCGAATATTTTAAAACTATAACGGATGATAGCAATAAAAACAAATCATTCAGTAAACAGTTAAACACAGGTATTTATCCGATTAATGAAAACCTCCAACAAACCGCCACACAAACACAGTTTGCAACAGGTACAACTAACCAGAACATTGTCGAGATTATTAGTAATGGTATTGGTTGGTATAAAGCCTCACAACAATTTATGACACCACAGAAAAAGAATGATATGTTAAATTCCTTTAAATGGTTATTTATCAAATATAGTAATGCTACTAAAAACGAGTATACCGTTTTAGAAATCGATAAAACGGGTTTAATACCTGTTGGTGATGCTGATTATGTTGAAATTGTTGATGATAACCTAAAGAGTGAAAATATCAAATCAGGTGTTAAAATATTAGGTATTGAAGGTAGTGCACCTCTACCTAAAGAGGAGCAGTCAAAATCATTTAGCGTTACACGAAATCAAATTTTAAACGTGTATCCTGATACAGGTAAAGTGTTAAATGAAGTGGTGGTTGATGTTGCGGTACCGCCTACACCAACAGAAGAAAAAACGGTAAATATAATAAATAATGGAACTACAGTTGTTAACCCTACTCAAGGGAGTGCTTTAAGTAAGGTTACCATTAACACAAACGTTGAAACAATTGAAACAATTGAATATATACCGTTTAAACTGTTATGTGAATATAATTTAGATGCATCAAGAACTTTTACTGAGGACTCATCTTTTAATATAACATTACAAATATTATTAATGCAGTTACAGGATACATATAATTGCATATATCAAACATTAAATATTGATACAGGACAATATAATAATATAACTATAACAAATAACAATGTAAGAAATTTATATACTAATACTTTAACTACAAACGGTACATTTAAATTCAGTAGTATCTTTGGTTTACCTGTATTTCAATTATTAGTACCCTTATCAACTTTTAAAAATACAGTACAATTTTGGCAGTTAACAATGGGTAGTTACACAGGTAGTGTTGGTTCACTTAAATTAACAATCGCACCGTTTGAAAAAGGTGTTTTTGTCGGAATTACTGTTAACACAGGTTTATGCATAGGAATATCGGAGGTTGATTAAATGAAAAATATATATAAATCATTATTAGATTTTACTATTTTAAGTTTTATTCCTACTAATGAATTTTGGGAGGAGATAATACTAGCGTTTATCGTTATAATTATGAATTGTTTAATTATACCGTTAATCAAAAAACTATATGCTAAACTAAAACTCGGTAAAGAAAATGAAGAAAAATTAGATGAAAAACTCGACGAGATTGAAGATAAGTTTAATGATTTGACAAAAAAGAATAAATAGTGTATAATTAGGGTAGTGGGTGTATTACTTAAGTTATACACTAGATGATGCGTACGTATCACGAGGAGTGAGCATTTATAGTAATAGCAATTGCTGGCGGGTGATTGCGTATAACAGTTTTACATCTCTAATTTTGAGGTGATAACATATATGAAATATGATAATATATATTTAAACGCAAATCACCTGTTTAGCTATTATTCAGGTGGATATAGAATATTCATTATTGTAGGTGCAAGAGGTAGAGGCAAAAGTTTTTGGGCTAAAAGATACTGTTTAAAGCGGTTATTTAGACAAAAGAAAAAATTTACTTGGATACGACCGACTGAAAGTGCTGTTGATACACTAAAAGAATTTGACGGTTATAAATTCTATGAAGATATTGTAAGCGCAAACACGTTTAATGAAAGATACGCTATAAAAATAAGTGGAGATGGTACAATCAATTATAAACTATTTGATGATAGTGAAGAAGATATACCATATGAGCACGCAGGTTATTTAATGGCACTTTCTACATTTCACAAATTAAAGGGTAATACCTTTACTGAAATTAAAACTATAGTGTTTGATGAATTTATCCCTGAAGTCGGTGAAGTAGTGCGAGGGGATAGAGCAAGACAGTTCGTAAACACGGTTGAAACTATCTGTAGATTAAGTAAGGATACTGTAATTATTATGCTGGCAAATGCTTTGGATAAAGGAGATAGAATATTAAATTTATTCTTTCAAAATATAAAGGAACACGGGTATTATTTCAATAAAGAAAAACTAGCGTGTATGTTATATTTACCTGATAGCAAGGAATTTAACGATAGAAGATTTGAGAGTATATCAGGTAAAATTATAAAAAACACTCCTTACGAGGATACGATAGCATCCAATAAATTTTTATCGCTGGATGATTTGTATTACGATAGAAAACCGCCTAATCTACCTTTATTCTGTGTATTGGACATGCCTACGTATAGAGTTGCTTTGTATGTAGGTGACGTGATATATGTTGAAAATAGACAGACGCTAAATTCAAGTAAGGTGTTTTGTCGGAATATAAACGAGATGACAGATAAGTCTAGGTTAATACCTAAGCATATATTGGAGCGCTTGATAGTTTTATATGATAGAAAACGTATAAAATTTGATAGCGAGTATACTCGGCAGATATTTGTTGAGTTTATAGGGTCTAAACACTAGTGATAGTGATTAGATATAATTCACATTTTCTCCCTCTTTTTTATAAGATACTCAAGTGTAATACTTGGGTATTCTTTTTTATTGCTAATAGTTTGAAGTTAAAAGTAATTAGTTTGAATTTAAAAGTAATTAGTTTGAATTTAAAAGTAATTAGTTTGAATTTAAAAGTAAATACTTTGAATTTAAAAGTAAATTTATATAAAATACTTTGAATGTAAAAGTAATTTA